AGAGAATAGAATCTTTTCAGCTTGTTCTAGATTTAAACCAAATTGTTTAGCTTTAACAGCAGCTACAGCTACAGCTTCAGCACTTCCACCTAATGTTAATTTTAATGAAGCTGATGCTTTAGAAACTTCTCGTAATACATCTTTTTCATTAACAACTAACTTATTTCTAGAAGCATATGCTTCAGCACCCCCTAAAATTTCAGCGGTGTTATCTTCTAATGTTTTTCCATTTACTAATGATAATTTTTGAATACCTACTAATTCTTCATTAGTATATCCTGCTTGTTCACGTAGTTTAGTAAATGTTTTTAAATCGGCATCATTTAATTTAGCATTAGTACCTAACGATTGACCAACGGCTACCATAGATTCTTGAAGGGCACGAGCGTTTAAAGCAACATCCCCAGACATAGTAGCCATATTACCTAATTCTCTCCGGGTATCTAAGGCTTCAGAGTAAGTTAAATTAAAATCTTTGGCTAATTTACCAGCAGCTTCATCGGCTTTTTGAAGAGCACTAACCATTTCAGCAATTAATGCTTCAGGTCCTAAAAGACTTTTAGCCATTCCTGAAAATGCTGATTTAGCTCCTGCTCCTAAGATTTTAAATTTATCTCCAAAAGAAGCAGCATTTTTACCACCATCAGTTAACTTATTAGCCATTTCATCCATGGCTTCATTAGCTTTGTCTAAATCTAAATTTTCAGCTAAACCACCAAGACCCATTTTACTCATGGCATCTTGCATACCTTTTAGGGTATTACCTCCTAATCCTAAAGCATCTTCTATATTTTCTGCTTGTCGATTATACTCTCTAGCATTAGTAATTAAATCTTCAAAAGCTTGGTTTTGGCCATTAATAGTACCTCTAATTTCATTTTGAGCAGCACTAATTTTGCGAAGTTGTTCTAGTTGTTGAGCATTTTGTTCTCCATTTCTTCTAGCGGCAATTATAGCTTGTTTATCTGCCTCTAAAGTATCTAAGGTTGTTTGAAGTTTTAGTTGTTCTTGTAAAGCTTGTTTTTCTAAAGATTGAAGTTGTTTGGTAGACAACTTATTTATCCCAGTATTATGAGATTGAAGGTCTTGAGCAAGACTAGTGAGTTTATTAAAAGAACGTTTAGTATCACTTAAACCTTTATTTCCTTTACTTATTTCTGATATAGCATTTTGAAATGCTGACGCCATTGAATCTACACTAGCAGTAGCGTCTGAAAGTTCATCTTCCCATTTTTCAAGGAGTTCTCCTACAAGAGCAGCATCATTTCTTAGGTTAGAAAGGTCAAATCGGGTAAGATCCTTTCTTAACGTAGTTGCTAAGGTTTGAAGTCTTTGAAATTGTCTTTCTAATTCTTGTGGATCTTGTTGGGCAGCCATCTAAAGTATTTTATTATAAATATTAATTATTTATAACTTACTGGTCTTTTTGGGGGAGGAGTAAATTTTTGTTGTTGATTAGCCGCTTTTTTTAATAATTCTGGGGTTTTTACAGTTCCATCAGAATTAATTACTGTTTGATTGCCTTTTTTACCTTTATTTTTGATTGCTTCTTCTTCTTCTTTATAATAATTTTGAATTTGAGTAAAAGTAAATTTACGAAGCCAAATAGGCATGTTATAGATTGTATTCCAATCGTATCCTCCTTTACCGTGAAAAACTATTTCATGGATTTGCTTAAATAAAGCTGCTCTTGCTTGAGCGGCTATATCAAATGTCAGGCCAAAAAAAGCTAACCCCAATTGGGATATTGATTCTAATGTCAGACCCGTCGGGAAAAAAAGTTAGATCAACATCGGGCTGAACTTCTTTAACATATTCTCTTAATGCTCGAGAATCTTGAGCTAATAGATACCCATCGACAAACTCTCGAACAGATTTTCGTTCATAGTCTCCATTTACTGAAGTAATAAGATATTTTAAACGAGTTGAAAGTTCTGGGGCTGCATCTTTATTAATTTTCTTTAAACCTTCTAATTCACGATTAATTTCTTGTTCGTCTTTATGAGTTAAAACTTTAAAAGTAACAACATTACCTGATTTAGGGAGAGTAAATGTAAATTCGTTTTTACGATCTTTAAATAATTCTTCTTTAAGTGGTTTATTCTCTATTTGGGATAAATCTACTGTATAAGGTTCTCCTAAATAATCAAATGAATACTCTGAACCATACCCTAAGATACGGGCTGCAACCATAATTGCGTTTTTATCGCCAACTAATAAGTCATCAAAATTAATTTTTGATACAATTAATGACTTAAGCAATTTATCAAGTACAGTACCGTTTTTAATATATGATTGGTTTGTAAGGATATCTTCTTCCTTAGCAGTCATATATTTGATTTCAACTGTACCTTTTGCTAATTCAGAATCTTCAGGATAAAGTAAACCTTTGGAAGGTAATTCAACTACTTCAGTAGGTAATTTAAATTCACTCATAATTTTTATTTGTTATAACTTAATTGTCTTATATAAATATATTAAAGAGCAGAAATATTATCAGGATTTACATTATATGATAATACTCCTTCTACTTTTAATATAGCTTTGCGGATATCTTCCATTTTTGAACGGTCAAAACCACTAGATGCAATCCATGGGTGACCATCTACTTTAATAGTCATTATAGATTGGAATTTTTCTGTATCTTGCTCACTATATTCCATAGGTTCTTTTACAGATGCTACTGTAACACCTGGAATAGAACGGATATCTGAAAATATTTCTTTTTGAGGGCGTTTCTTAATGTTAGTAATAAGCATACCTACCATTTTAAACTTGTCTTGGTAATCCTCATTTAGTCGCTTGCTAAGCTCCTCTTTAACTAAAGTACGTAAACTATCTAGTTTCATATGGTTATAAATATTGGCCTATCGAATAAGATTAACATTTCCGCTTATAACTTGGTCATTGTCTGTTTCTTTAAAACCAAATTGAATTTTATATGTGTACAATCCTACAGGACAAGGTGTATTGTTATATGTTCCATCCCAATATTCTACATAATTATATGATTCATAAATTAATTCTCCCCAACGATTATAAATTTCTAAATGAAAATCATATGGGTCAAATCCATTTGCAAATACAGGCTGAAAAACATTATTATGTTCGTTTCCATCAGGTGTAAATGTATTGGGTACATAAAATAATAATTCAGGACAACGTGCTACTGTAATTGTAGTTTCTTGAGTAGGGGAAGCACATCCATTTGAATAATGTACTACCGATAAAGGAAACATTCCTGTGTTAGTAAATGCAATTGATATATCATCTTGTTGATACGTTGTACCTATAAATGTCCATTCATTATATCCAGGTAAGTTAGATAAAGCAGTAAATAAAGTTACTACTGAATCGCCTTCACAAATTTCATAAAATGGATTGTATGGAGAAATTGAATCAAGGGTTGGTTGAGGATATACTGTTACAGTAGTTGTTGTATCAAAAGTACATCCACTCAATATATATTCATAATTAATAACATTTGTTCCTACTGCGGTTGATGGAAAAAATTCATTGCCTATAACACCATTGCCACTAATGATTCCTCCAACAGGATTTACGTTTAAAGTAACAAATTCGTCGTATTCACAAAATGGTCCTATAGGATCAATTGTAGGTAAAATGTTTAAAATAAATAAATCAATAGTTACAGGTAATCCAGTACATCCATTAGCTTCTGGGATTACTTGGATAGCTCCTGGAATAAATCCTGCAGGGAATGAACTAAAATCTACTGTAACGATATTGGTTCCTTGTCCTGAAGTAATAGGAGCAACACTGCTCCATAAGTAATTGTATCCTGCTATTGCAGGCACATCATACATTTCGTATGAGCTTAAATAACATATTGTATCTAATCCATTAATAGGGCCTAATGATGGAATTGGTGGACCAGGAACAACTAACACAGTATCAGGTCCTAAACCAGTACCTCCATTACAAGTAGACCAACCAGCATTACAAGTTGGGTAAGTTAAATGGCAAGTATATTGAGTTGGTCCATTTGGAGTTACATTAATAGTAGGACCTGTTCCTATTGGGTTTGGATTACCTACTTGATACCATGTTAAAGTAGGAGTAACTACTGGTCCTGATGGTGTCCATCTCCAAGCATCATTTGTAGCGATCCAGGCAGTTGAGTTTCTACCAGGTACAGCAATTCCTACAGTACCGGCAGCATTATGAATTCCTTGTGTTGCTGTTCCACCTTGCCATTGTAAACAAGGAGGTTTGTTTTGAATATAATTTTCGATGTAATTAGAAGATTCATAAATTACAATATGAAATGTACCTTGATTAGAAGTACAACTGAACATTGGCATATTTGTCCAACTTACTGTTAACTTTCTACAAGGTGCAACTCCACTTGTTTGATATCTAATTTGCCCTCCAATACCAGGATGCCAATCCTGCCAAGGACCCATAATACAATTTTTAGGTACTAAAAAATTATTCGTTGGAATAGGTTGGGAGGTAAATGTAGTAGGTTGTCCTGGGGAGAATGAAATCCAACCATTTGAACCTACATAAAATTGGGTATATGTTTGTCCAAAGAAACAAAATGTAAACCCAATATTAAATGGACCCTGTTGAGTATCATCACCCATAAACAATTGAGTGCCTGTATTTGTTTGAGCAATATATGGTATGTTAGAAACACCATAATTTGTTGTTTGATTGGGGTTTGTGCCTGTACCACATTGGCTTAAATTTGCGGTTAAAGTTGTTGATCCTACACCACAAGGCAATATTTGATCAGGTCCTAAAGCAGGGCAATATTGACCATATCCTACAAAGGTCAATAAAAGAAATATAAATAATTTTTTCATAGATCCAATATATTGAAAGAAAATAAAAGCCCCAAATTTCTTTGGAGCTCTTATATATCTATTGTTTAACCTAATATTAGTAGTTCAAGATACAGTAGTCAGGTTGTACTTCAACTGTGATATTTGTTGGAGTTCCATCATCATCCCAGTTATAATCACCAAAATTAGCACTTGTAATAACAGCTCCTTTAACAATCCATTCAGAAACGATATCACCTACAGGGCCAATAACGTTGAATGTAATGTCTTTCTTATAGAAATCAGAGTATCCATCTCTACCTGTTACTGACTCGTGACCTAAACGTACCCATTCCATTACTGCTTGTGCACCAGAAGGTGTAATTGCATCATATAATGTAAATGTAATTGTATTCCAAATGGTTTTTCCTTTTACATAACGTTGAACGTTGATGTGGTTAAGAGGAACTGCAGTTTGAGTTAAATTTACTGCGCTTACTCCTTTTACCAAATATGATGGAATACCATCCAGGTAAAGAATAAAACGGTTTGTTTGTTTAGGTTCAAACGCTGTAAAAAATATTTCGTTTGGATTTAAAATTGCCATTTGTTTTCTATTTTAATTTTATTATAAATATTCAATTTTTATTTTTTTATGCTGGGAATTCAGCTCCTGTTGGCATCAAGATGAAATCTAGGGAGATAAATTCTGCTGTACGTGTTGGTTGGATATAAATTTGTCCTACTAATTGGTTTTGATCAATTACTGCTGGGCCGTTGTTTGAATCATCCATTACAACTTTAAATGCATACAATCCTTGTTTTTGTTGAATATTTTCTAAGTATGGAGTAACTTTAGAAAGGAATACATTTCTTGTTGTAATTGTGTTTTGTTCAAATACAATCGTATCAGCAATTTGACGAATATATCCTTTTAATTCAATCATCAAACGACGTACATTTACGCGATCAAGAGCAGATTGAGATTTTTGTAATGTTTTCTGACCAAATACTACTACACCTTGTTTAGGTAATGTTGCAATTGGGTTAATGTTATTAGCATATAATGTATCTCTTTCTGCTTGAGTTAATTTGTATTGAGCATATGATACAGTACCTAAACCACCACGATTAATACCTGCTGGTGCAAACCATGGAGCAGATACTTTATCGTTAAACGCATATACACCTGGAATTACTGTTGAAGCTGGGGCCCAAACTAATTTTCCAGTTGATGCATCTGCTAAACGAACCCAAGGCCAATATGTTGCAGCGTATGAATTATCAAATGATTGAGCGGTGCTTACTGCACTAGCAACATTACTTGAATATTCAACCATATCAGGAATATACAAACAATCACCTCTATTTTGTGAATTTACAATTAAACTATTTACTTGTGATGCATGTAATGAAGCAATTAATCCAGGAGTAAAAATAACATTATATTGGTAAAAATCAGCATTGCTTAACAAGCTAATCATGTTGTTATATGCACTAGCTGGGAGACCTTGAGTGTTATTTTGGGTAATATTTTCGTTGAGTAAAATTGTTGAATTTGCAGTACCTACAGCTCCACCAAACGAACCACTTTGACCTATTGGAATTGAAGAGGTATATTGAGATTGAGCAACACCATTTGCATCGAAATAATTTGGTGTTGGTGAATTAACACTTTTTACACGAACGTAACGAGATTTATTCGGATAATCACCAGTTACATCCATCTGATTTGTAGATGAATTATATGCTAATAGTTGGTTACCAACTACTTTAGAAATAAATCTTGATGAGTTTGGATCTAATGTTATACTATTCCAAGTTTCTAGAATAGTTTTAGTAGCATTATTATCATCTCCACGACGGATAATTAAATTAAATGTACCAGATCCTGTATTTGTATTAGTAATTTCAAATCTAACATTATCTGCACTTCCTGAAGCTAAAGCTCCTGAAACTTCAGAACCAGCATTATTCATGATAGTTCCTTTAGATAATGTTTCTAAAGTAAATGCTACTGAAGATGCTCCATTAAATCCTCCAGCCATTGAAGAACTTGCTAAGAATGAACTGTTACCTGCACCTCCGTAAATGTAACCTCCAGGTGAGAATCCGTATCTAACAACAGTTCCGTTTAATGCAGAAGAGGAAACTCTAGAGAAAATAGAAAGTACATCTGTAGAAGCATTATATGATGCAGAAAATAATGAAAATATTTCATTTTGAACACCAAATATTGAAGATGAACCAAAGAAACCAGCTATTCTAGCACCAAATTCATCAACTGTTGGGTTAGCAGACATACTAACATATCCTACATTTGCAGAATCGTTATAGTAATCATACCCAAAGTTAGCTCCTTGAACCCAGTAATCAGTGAAAGTACCTGCTGCTGAAGGGATACTTAATTTAATAGTACCACCGATAACACCACCTGCATTAGAGGCTGTGTAACTTGAAGAAACTAAAAATGAAGCTGAAACAAAGCCTCCATTAGTTGAGCTAATAGCATTACCTACACTACCTGTAGCAGATGTATAAGATCCACTAACTACTCTTGCTACCCATAATGCTGTTCCACCATAGTTAAAATAGTTAAAAGCTGCTTGAGAAGTTAAGTAAGAATATGAATCACCACCACTTACAAAAACATCTCCAAACAATGTTGTATAGTCAGAATAAGAAGTAATTAATGTTGGAACTTCAACTGGCCCTTTTACAGTTGGGCCAATGATTGCTGCACCAGGAGGAACTGGTTGGCCAGCTAAGAATGTGTTGTCTATTTCGCTAATTGCTACTCCAGGAGAAACTGTGAAATTTGCCATTTTATTTTTTATTATAAATATGAATGTCTTTTTTAAAATGTATTACTAAGCAGGGAAAGTTGCACCTGTAGGTAATACATTAAAATCAAGAATAATAAATTCAGCTGTTCGAGTAGGTTGTAAGTAAATTTGACCTACTAATTGGTTTTGGTCTACTACTGAAGGTGGATTGTTGGATTCATCCATTATTACTCTAAATGCTGTTAAACCCTGTCTTTGTTGAACTGAGGCTAAGTAAGGATTAACTTGAGATAAGAAATTATTTCTAGTAATTACATTATTCTGCT